CGTGTAAGCATTGCTATCAAGCACAACTGAACCGCCAGTAGCTTGTGCAGATACCAAGCCGGGGAAATTAATTCCGAATGATCCACCAGCCAATACGGAAGCTACTGGGTAGATATTTCCACCAATAGTAACCAAGTCACCAACAATAATCGTACCTGTACCGGCTTGAACATTAATAACGACAGCACCTTTAGCATGTGCGCCATTCAATGTATAGCTTGCGCCTGTACCAAGATGGGAAACTTGCTGAATACCAGCAGATTCACGCAACTTGAAGCCATGAATATCCAGCAATGTGCCTTGCTCGCGCAAAACAGTAGTACCGGCTTCATTAGCCTTAGTCAAGATACCGAGTGAGCGAACTTTAGCGCCGGCAGTAGTATCAATAACCATCTGCAAATCGCTCAAAGGTGCGCCGTTATCAGCAAGAATCTTACGCACTTTAGCTGGATCTGAAAGATCAACCGCAAAAGGAGAAGTACCAGCAGTACCAGTTGCACGGGAAGCTGTATAAGCTAAACCGCCAAGTGAGCTTTCTACTTCATTAACCAGTGTACGAATCGCTTGAGCAATTTGATCTACACGCAAATTTCTGTAGCCGGGGCCTGTATTAACGCCCTTTTGTTCTTCACCAGTCCAACGGAACGGAACCATACGGCTCTTGGAGATGGTGATTACTTTGTTAGTAACTGTTTGGTCGCCATCATCAGGAGGTAATTGACCCGGAGTTACATCTTCTGCGGCTTGAGCTGCGGAAATTGGAATACGGATAGTTTGGTTTAATGCAGCACGTTCAGCTTGTGCATCGAGCGTTACCGCAGGAATGAAGCCAACGAGTTCACGAGAAACAATATCCAATGATTCGAATAGGTCTGGTGCAAGACTTGTTAAATTATTACTCATATTTAATGCTTTCTTTAGTAATTTGCGACATAAAAAAAGCCCCGATTAAGGGGCTTATATCCATGCAGTACGGGGTTTAATCAATAAGAGATCCGCCACCTTTAATGAATCCCATGCGCTCAGTAGCGCCTAGTCCATCAAACTGTTCACGGTTCATTTGTTTAGCTCCAGTAGCCACCGAACCAGATCCTTTTGAGCCTGTGCCAACTGCGCCAGTGCCTTTAAGGATTGAATCTCTATGTGGGTATTGGTCAATCAAAAACTCAAGTGCTTCGTCGAAAGTAGCAACTTCGCCCGGTCTTGCTCTGCTATAGATTTTGTTTCCGTCTTGACCAAAAGCCACGACATTGCCATCCTCTACTTTGAAAGCGCCACCAAAACGAGCCTGAACCATGTCAGCAGGGATAGCGAGCTTTTCAGAGATCAATTGTGATCTAGCAAAACTACCGCCTACTTTTTCTTGGTAAAGGGAATCACGGAAAGCGTCACGCTCTTTAATTACTGGAGCGTACTTATCCTCAACCGCCTTGATTGCCTCTGCTTTTACACGATCAATTTCACCTGAATCAACGAGTTTTTTAGTATCGAGATTCTTGGTAATTTTGATTGCTTCAAGAGCGAGGGCGGGATCTTCAATTCCGTCAAAATTCTTTAGGCTTGTCTCTGCTTTTTCTGCACGTTCACGGTTTCCTTTTGCTTCGCCGTTTAAGCGGGCAATAGTGGCTACGGTTTGAGCGGCATCAAAGGGTAATTCTTTGCCGTCATCGTGAACATATACTGGCTTTCCGTCTTGCAGAACTGCATTGCCGTTTTCGTCTAACTTGAGTTTCATGGGTCATCCAACCTTAATTAATTGCTCATCCGAGCGTTGCGCCCTATGCTATCTAGCTTTGGGCAATAAAAAACCACCTTGTTAGGTGGCTTGGGAATCTTTACTTCTGAGTTCTTTTATCTTTTCCGGTGAGGGTAAGAATGTTTGTGTTTCTGGTTCGTTTGTAGAAATCATGTTTCTTCTCACCATCTCATCAATCACCTTCTCTTTTGAGAGAATAGTTAAGCCGCAAGCCTGAATGATGTAATCCATGTCGCTATCGGTAGCACCAATGGAGAAGTCTTTATACATTTCCACTTCAGGATCGTAGGCTTCATTGATCCATAAAGAGAGGTTCTTAATGCAACTCTCAACGCTATCCTCAAACTCCACTACGATATTTTGCAATGTTGATCTATTGGCTTCGTTCTCACTCATTATCTGAGTGGCAGTAGTGTGACCATCACGCTTAGTAAGAAGCTCTGCGCCTGCTTGGAGCATCCGTTCTTCTAACTGCCTAATAGCCTCTACTCCGGCAGAAATAGCCGCTCCTGAGTGTTCTACATAGCGTAGATCAGCACCTTCACTATCTGAGGAAGTAGCGCAACCCGCCCCAATAGTGATTTCATTCTGACCAAACATTCTGGCGAATAGGATTGGTACTCTCGCAACGTGCAAGATACTTTGTTGATCCGAACAACTCTGCCAATGCTCTACGTTTTGGTAAGCCAAGTCCACTAATGGGCTTTGACCTACTCCAAAGGATTTCTTTTCACCATAAAAGAATGTAAATGGGATTACATCGAGGCTAGTAGAACCTTCTGTAAACAATACCCACTCGTCTTTTTCATTCTTTCGGTAAATCTGCCAAGCGCCAATGGTGAGCACTCGAACTTGGGCAATAGTCTTATCGCCCCACTCCCCATCGTTCTCTGTAATGCTTTCCATTAAGCGAAGTTGGGTTAATTTGTTATTTTCATAACGCCAGCCAAGAATAGAGGCCGGAGCATAGGCGCATAAATACGGCCTTGCGCCTGCTTGCTTCTCATCGGCTACTGTCCTACCACCATTACCTGAATAGTCAGCTAGAACGCCTGTAATGCCATGAGAAAGGCACTCTGCGAAGCGATCAGCAAAGAACTCATTAAGCCCCGTTTGCTGTAAGTCGCAATCTTCATTTAACAGAGTAATGGAGCTGGGTAGCTCAGGCTCTAGCTTCATTGCCTGAATAAATGGTTTGGCAGCCATGATCTGAATGGTTCTGCTAAATACGGGGTGCAGTACGCTATTGGCTAGACGCACCTTATAGCTACTATCCGCTTCATTAGGCCATTGTGGGAGTAATAACTTACCCGCTTTACGCATGGAGTTAGTTTTTCCCATTAACGCATCCACCATAGGCCATGTTTCACCCATGGCGCTTACTAAATCTGAGGTTTCCGATACATTTTTCATAGGCTCAAGGGTTTAACTTTTGCCGATTCTCTGCGTTTTATTCTAGGGCTTAGCCCATAACGAAGTGAGTCAGCAAAATGATTGTTTGCATCTAAGATATTTGATGTAATGTTGTCGTTTCTATCCACCTTGTAGCAATAGGCTCTTAACTCACTTAATGTATTAGGAGCGCAATCAGGGTGAACCACGATTTCATTAAAACTTTGTAATACGGCTACACCATCCTCAACACTTCCAGCCCACTTATCAACACCTCTCATTAAGCGAACTTCACGCTTAACCATGGATATGGTTTCAGGACGGGCAGAGTCGGCAAAACTGGTGAACTTGCCAATATTGGGACATTTATCTAAAAGCCACTCTGCTGTATCTACCAACTCTAGGCGAACTTTAGAAGCGGCTCTGCGAATGAATAAAGTGTTTTCCTTGATGTAGCACTCTGTTACGGCTGTTGGGTCTTGTGAGAATCCCCAGTCCACACCAATAAAAGGAGTGGAATAGCTCTCATCTACTTCAAAGGCATAGCCTCTTAGCTTACGTCCCAAAATGGAGGCTTCGCTTTGTTGCCAGAACTCACCTTCAAATACATGAAGATAGCGCTCATAGTCTGAGGCTTTTAATGCCAAGGCATCAGCAACTAATTCCTCGGTAATCCAAGGATTGTGTAAATAATTTGTTAGGCGGGTAACGCAACCTAATGGGTGATTGGCATAAATCTGTTGAATATTCTCAATAGGATCGTCCCGTTCTTCGGGGTTATAGCTAAAAATCAGCATTGACCCTTTTTTACGAAGTGTAGGAGTTACCTTATCAAGCGTTGATCTGGTGGCGGCGTTTGCTTCCTCCCACCACAGGGCATCAAGTGATTCAAATGATTTAAAGCTGTCAGGATTACGCTCTAAGCCTTTAAAGGTGCAAGTAGCTCCTGTATCGCTCTCGATGTATTTGTCGGTAATGGTAAATCTATGCTGTAGATTTAAAGCATTTATCTGATCAATAATTGCCTGTTTATTCGATTCTGCGACAGAGTTCTGAAAACTTCGTGCGGCACAAAGACGCACTGGGCGATCAGCCATCCAATCAACGAACACCCTTGCAATAGAAGTAGTCCGCATACCGCCA